AAATGAAAAAGGTTACAATTCAACAAAAAAAATTTATATTATATTTAGAAAATATGTTAGATGATGAAAATGATATATTTTCAGTAGTCAGAGTTAAAGATGTTTTACAAAAATGCAAAGAGATGTTAGGAGATGATAAAGAATGAATAAAGAAAAAGACTTTTTTAAAACTTGTTTTAATATAGTAGCAGGACTAGAAGTAAGAAATGAAAGCCAAACAATAGCAAAAGAAGTTGTTTTAAGCGAAATTGAACGTTTACAACAGGAAAATAGAAAGCAAAAAGAAATTATTGATGAGACAATAAATGCTATTGATTTAGTAATTGAGTTAGTAAAACAACAACCAACGGAAGATGATAGGTGGATTTTAGATAGATTAAATGGATTTAAGATTATTTTAGAAGATAAAGAGGTGTCAGATGAATAAAAAAGAAATACTGGGATTATGTGGGCTTTTAAAATTACATGGTTATGAAAATACTGATAATATATCAAAATTCATATTTGAATTACAACAAGAAAATAAACAACTAAAAGAAGATATAAAAAATATAATAAAAATATTAGACAAAAATTGTGATGATTTAGAAGCAACAGAAGAAGAATTTGATAGTTTAGACAGATGGCAGGGATTACAAGTTGTAGAGTTAGAAAAAGGGAGTGATGAGTAAATGAATGATAAAGAATATACTTACGACATTGATAAATACACGATAGGTGTAGACACAAATGGTGAAGATGGAATTGGTATGACTGTTGCAAAAGTAGAAAATGGTGAGATTTATTTTTTAGGCAATTGCTATGGTGAAAATGCTAGATGCCTAGATTTATTAATAAAAGAAAATCAACAATTAAAAATCCAAATAAGTGCTAGAGAAGAAGAATATAGGAAGTTGGAAAATAAAGTAAATAAAATTATTGAAACAATAGATGAAGAATTAATATATGATAAAGGAACTGACATTACTTCAGCAATAGGCGATGTAGGAGAAAAAATGAAATTTTATTTATCAGATTGTGAATTTTTAAACGAATTTAGAAAATTAGAAAGAGGTGAAAGTGATGAAAATAACAATATATGAATTATTAGGATTAGTTAAAGATGGTAAAGCACCTAAAAAAATTAAATTTTTGGAATTTAAAATGACATTTATTGAAACGGCAGAATGGGGAGATTATGAAGATGATAATCATCATAAATTATCTGATTTTAGGCTAATAGATTGTTTAAATGATTTTGTAGAAATCATAGAAGAACCAAAGAAGATAGAATATGAGCAAATTGAAGAATTAACTTGTAATGAATTTGATTTTGAAAAGAAAACTATTAATTCATTAATAAAAAATCAAAGGAAATTAATAGATGAAATTAACAATTTAAAGGAGAAATAATGAAACAAAAAGATTTAAAAATAGATTTTAGATATTTAACTGGAAACATAGCTTGTTTGAGTGTAGATAGTATAAGTGGTGAATCAGTTCATAATGATATCAATAATGAAGAAGCAATTATAATTTTTAATTCATTAGTTGGAGAAAAAGCAGATTGTCAAACTGTAAAATCTTTATTAAAAGAAAATCAAGAATTAAAGAAAGAACTTGAAAAAAATAAAAATCCATTAAAAGGAATATTTGCACAAGTAAATGATGATATGCTTTTAAGAAATTGTGGAGCAATGCAATCCGAAATAGATACATATAAAAATCAACAACAAGAGTTTATAAAATATTTAGAAGATGAAACAAAAGAAGTAGAAAAAACAATTGAAATGTTAAGTGATACTAATAGTTGTAGGATACAAAATTTGAAGTATAAAGGAAATACTTTAAAAGAAATTTTACAAAAATACAAAAGTATAATAGGAGTATCAGATGAGCATTAGAAAAAAGAAGGAATTATATGATTTTAATGATATAAAGCCTATAACTCTAATTAATATGGATAAAGAGGATTTACTTGATATTATACAAATGTTAAATACTAACATAAAAGCACATAAGCAAAGAGAAGATGTAATACGAGCAAGATTAGAAAAATGCTACAAATATTTTGAAAAGCAAGGACTAACTGATAAGGAAATTATAAACATAACACAATTAGATTGTGAAAAGATTTAGGAGGAAATAAAGATGAATAAAAAATATAATATAACTCATATTAAATTATTAAAAATGATTAAAAAAGGAAAACTTAAAGAAGGAACAAAAATATATGCAAGTGATTTTGTTGCCCCACTATTTTATGAAAATGGAACATTATACTTTTATAATTGTTATGATGAAAGAGAACCATTAACATTTAAAGGTTTTATTGAAAATATAAAATATGCTAAATTTAAAATAGGAGATGATAAATAATGACGGCAAAGCAAAAGATATTTTATTTAATATTATTAATAATATGGCTGTTATTGATGATTTGGGAATTTTCTATTGGAGAATATAAAATAATAATAAAATCAATTTGTATTTTTATCGGTAGCTTTATAATGGGCATTATATATGCAAAATTAGGAGATAAAAAATGAAATTAGAAATTGGACAATTTGTTAGAACTAAAGATGGAATTATAGCAAAAGTAGATTACATAGATGATAATACAATATTTTTTGATAAAGACCTTTATAGAACTTATGGTGATAGTATTAACTTTTTAGAAAAAGATAATTTAGAAAAAATAGTTAAAGCCAGTTATAACATAATTGATATTTTGAAAGTTGGAGATTACGTTAATGGAGTTGAGGTAATTAATATTGATGATGAATGGATAACAACGAGTGATATACAAGTTCCAATATTAAAATCAATAGCAAATGGAATGATTAAATCAGTTATTACACACGAACAAATGGAGCAAATGGCTTATAAGGTAGGTGAGTAAAGATGAGTGAACATTTAAAATTAGTTAAAGAAAATGCTTATATGAAATTATGCATTATACAATTAATAGAAGAATTAAAAGATAATGGGAAAGCGAAAGTTATTAAAGATTATTTGGTTGATGTTATTGATGGAGTTTATGGGAATACTCTAGGAGATAATAAAGAAAACTATTTTGATAAATTAACAAAGGAACGTGATTAAATGATAGATGAAAAATTACAAGAAAAGTTGTTAAGTGTATTTGATAAAAGATTTCAAGATTATAATACAAAAGTATTAGAAAAATTAGGAAATGTTATCAAGCAATTTAAAGACTTAACTCCATCACAGGCTTACGAGTTAGGTCAGCAACTAAAATACAATACAACTGTCAAGGACTTACTAGATGAGTTATCTAAAATAAGTGGCTTGTCTGTTAAAGACTTGAAAGCAATACTAGAAAAGGTTGCAAAAGAAAACATTGGATTTGCGGATACTTATTATAAATCAAGAGGCTTGGAAACACCTATTTATAGTGAAAATAAAGCACTACAAAGGCTCGTTAATTCAGTTTATAATATAACTGGCAAAGAATTTAAAAACATTTCCAAAAGCACAGGATTTAGACTTTTGGATAAGGATAAAAAGCCTTTATTATTAAATATTAACGAAGTTTATAAAGAAGTTATTGATAGAAGTGTAATAGCTGTTAGCGAAGGTAAGGAATCTTACCAACAAGTTATGAGAAACACACTTCGACAATTGAGTGAAAGTGGAGTTCGTAAAATTGAGTATGAAAGTGGTTACTCTAGAAGAATAGATACAAGTGTTAGGATGAATGTTTTAGATGGAATGAGACAAGTGGCAAATGAAAGCCAACAATTATTTGGACAAGAATTTGACAGTGATGGTATAGAAATATCTGTTCATCAAAATCCAGCTGATGATCATAGCATAGTTCAAGGACGTCAATTTTCAAATAAAGAATATGAAAAATTGCAAGAAACAGGAATTGCTACTGACTATACTGGCAAAGTAATTGACATAAATTTAAAAAAGGGATTTAGACCCATATCAACACTCAACTGCTATCATTACATATTTTCAATAGTGTTAGGTGTGAGCAAACCGAGATATAGTGAAAAAGAATTACAAGATATAAACGAAAAGAATAAAAAAGGGTTTGAATTTGAGGGTAAACATTATACAATGTATGAAGGCACACAATTACAAAGAAAAATCGAAACTGCTATTCGTGAAGCAAAAGATACACAAATATTGGCTAAATCAAGTGGTGATGATGATTTGGTATTACAAAGCCAAACAAGAATTACACAATTAACTACTAAATACAAAAAATTATGTAACGTTAGTGGACTACCTGATAAGTTATCTACTAGAGCAAGTGTAAGTGGCTATAAAAGAACTAAAATTAATAAAAAACCAAGTATAGTAAAATTTAAAAATGAAGTTGATTTTACTAAAAGCAATCATCCTAAGCCAATTTTGCTTGAAAAAATAGAACGAAAACAAATTGATCAAAGAATAACATATTATGAAGATTTAATAAGAAAAAGCGATATAGAAAATGCTATTATTGTAACTAAAAATAATGAAGTTTATCAATGCTTTGGAAATAAAGATAACGTATGGCCTGATATTGATTTACCTGATAAATTAGAAAATGCCATTGTGACTCATAATCATTTGAAGGAAAAAACAAGTTTTACATTTAGTAATGATGATATTTCATTTTTTGAAAAGAACAAATTAAAAAAATTAAGAGGAACTGATTATAAATACGTTTATGAATTAGATAAAAATGGCAAACCCACATTAAAAGAACCATTGCTTGACGAAATGGTAGAAGATGGTTCTCTTGAATATATAAAAGCAATAAATTATGCCATTAAAAATGATATTTCTTTTAAAAGATGGAGACTAAAATGAATTTACAAAAAATAAATTAATGTGATATAATTAATGCAGTGGAAAAAGTGTTTTACAATTTCCTTGCGTGTTACCTTTATAGGTAGCATATTGAGTAAATAAAGAGAGAATGTTAGAGAGGACGTGTCTAACTGGTCGAACCTATTGTTACTATATCTATGGTACCTGATAGTGATAAAGGGCAATAGGAATGGAATCGAAATTTTATTTACTCAGTATGGTGCTTATAAGCCTATTTTCCCGTGTGGAGGTAAGATTTAAGCATTATTATTGATATGTAAAGTTAGAAGTGATAAGACACTTAAAAATCTATCTTGCAAGTACTACATATCAATTCATATACTTCATTGATTAGTTAAAATACGAATGTATGTAGGCTAGTTTGACATTATAGTATATGCTTGCTATCTCTTGTAGGTAGCATATCGAGTAAATATAAAATAGAGCTCTTGGTAGAGTCTGGGTGCGTACGCCAATCCAAAACTAAGACAATGGGGTATAGGTTCGATTCCTATTGATTATATTTACTTGATATGCTGCTTGTAAATACTAGCAGTCTATAAATGTGTTCCAGAATGGAGTAAATCAAGAAATTGATGTAGAAATCATCTTTATAGGCAATAAGCACTTATGCAAATAATATATACTTCATTACATTAGCTGCCATTGTTATATATTGACTATCTCTAGTAGGTAGTGTCTAGTGATATAGAAACAACTAGTATCATGTAGCTACTAATCGAGGCTAGGCTCGTATATATCATTAGACAGTATCTATTAAGATACATGAACTGAAAGGCAACCTTAATGGTTGTTTTTTTTTGTGTATTTGATTTTTTTTAGTAAATATGATATAATCTATCTAGTGATTAAAGGTAGGCGAGTTAATGAAAGAATATCGTTGTATTTGTGGGAAACTCTTATTTAAAGGCAAATTTAAAGGTATTATTTCAATAATGTGCCGACATTGTAAAAAATTGATAGAGTTCCATTCAGAGAGCCAAGATAAATAAATTATCTAGGCTCTTTTTGTTTATCACGAGGACTAAAGAGATTAATCAAGTGCAAGTCTTGACTTCGTGGCTTATTAAGTGCTTTACACGAGCGTTATCGTGTTAAAATTCAAACTTTCTGCGTGCTCATCACACGAAAAAAAGATGTAAGGAGGAATGAATATGAAGAGAGAATTCTTGAAAGGCTTAGAATTGGAAGATGAAATGATTGATAAGATTATGGCTGAATATGGTAAATCTATATCAAGTGAAAAAGCAAAGATTGATGACTTAACATCTAAATTAGAGGCTAGCAATACTAAGATAGCAGAATACGAAACAAAAGTTACTAATCTTGAAAAAGTTTCAAGTGACAGTGCCAAAGTTCAAGAAGAATTAGACAACTTAAAAAAATCAATAGCAGAAAATGAAGCAAAAGCAAAAGCAAAAGCAGAAGATGACGCTTTGACAAAAAATATTACAAGTGCATTTGGAGATAAAAAGTTCGTAAATGAATATACAAAAAATGCAATTATAGGCGACATTAAAACTGCTTTAAAGGACAGCAACAATGCTGGAAAATCTGCAAAAGATTTATTTGAGGAGTTAACAAAAGACAAGGAAGGAATATTTGACAATCCTAACAAAGGAGTTTCAACTCCGCCAACAGGAGATGTTAATACTGGACTTGCAAAAGAAAATCACGATAGGGAACTATTGGGATTGGATTTAAAAAAATAAATAAGAGAGGAATGATTTTAAATGGCTAACGTAATCGCATTAGCAAAGAAATATACTCGTCTTGTTGATGAAAAATATCAAAAAGAGAGTTTAACAAATGATTTAACTAGCCCAGCTTCACTTGCTAGAGAAGGAGCTAACGCAAAAGAAATTCTTTATAGACAAGTAGGAGTTAGTGGATTAGGAGATTATTCAAGAAATAGTGGTTATACAAATAACAGTGTAACTGTTGAATGGAAAACTGCTACATTTAATTATGATAGAGGTACTAAAATTACTCTAGACACGATAAACTTAGTTTGTGCTTAATCTGTCGTGTATAAATCCCTGAATTAAGCTGGAAAGCTAAGTTCAATATATGGTATAATATATATAGGTGATAATATGAAATGTATTTGTTCAATTTGTAAAAAAGAATTTGACAGAAAACCTGCTTTAATTAAAAGAGCAAAATATCCTGTTTGTTCTAGAGAATGCCAAACAGAATTAAAAAAGAAAAGAAAAATAGTACATTGTGTTATATGTGGAAAAGAATTATTAAGAAGTGATAACAGATTAGCAATAAGACCTAATCCAACTTGTTCAAAAGAGTGTAAGGCAAAACTTCAACATAAATTATCATATAATCCAAATATAACCGATGAAGAAAGAGAACAAACAAGAAAAAATCAAAAAAATTATGATTTTATTAAAATAGTTTTACAAAGAGATAATTATACTTGCCAATTATGTGGCGAATATGGGCAAAAGTTAGTTGTTCATCATCTAAATGGATATAATTGGGATAAAGAAAATAGATATAATGTAGACAATGGAATAACATTATGTGAAAAATGCCATAAAGCATTTCATAAAATATATAGAAATGGAAATAATACCAAAGAACAATATATTGAATACGCTAATCAGAACCGAAGGCTAGATTAAGTCTAGTCAGGGGCAACGCATAGTAGGTGAAAAGATATAATCCTACCACGAGGCAGGGACAACTTAAAAGTTGAAAAGATATGCTGAGCTTATAGGAAACTATAAGAAGTAAAAGATAAAAAGCTTTTACGATAACAAAAAATGGGATAATGAAGAAACAATGGGAGATACTTATTTAATCGCTCAAAATTCATTACAAACTTATCAAGTAGCACCAGAAGGAGACGCATTCACATTTGCTACAATCGCTAGCAAAGCTGGTATTTCTGTATCAGCAGAAGATGGTGAAACATTCGCAGATGGAGAAGCATTCTTAACAGCATTATTAAAAGGTGTTACAAAAATGGACGAAGACCAAGTTCCAGCAGAAAATAGAATATTATATGCTACACCAACATTATTAAATAGTGTTATGGCATTAGATACTACTAAATCAAGAGAAGTATTAGGAAAATTTGCAAAGACTGTTGCAATTCCACAAACTCGTTTCTATACTAAAATTGACTTATTAGATGGAACATCAAGTAATGAAGAAATGGGTGGATTTAAGAAAGATGTTGCTGGTAAAGATATTAACTTTATGATTATTCACAAACCAGCTGTTATCAAATTTGATAAACATGTTGTATCAGACGCAATTCCACCAGAATTAAATGCAGACGCTGACGCATATATCTCTAAATATAGAAAATATGGTTTAGTTGATGTATTTAACAACAAAACTGCTGGTATCTATATTTCATACAAAGCAGCATAAGGAGGTGTTATAAATGCGAGTAGTAGGAATGGAACATAAGCCTATGAAGAAGGTTGAAGCACCTAAAAAAGAAGAAATAAAAGAAGTAAAGAAGGTCGAAGAACCTAAGAAATCTTTTAAAAAAGAAGATTAATGAAAAGGAGGCATTTTAATGGAGTTTAAAGGACAATATCTAACTTATCAAGAGTATCTTGCTCTAGGTGGAACTCTTGATGAAATGCCTTTTAATTTATTAGAATTTAATGCTAGAAAAAAAATTGATGAAAGAACCTTTGGAAGATTAGTTGACAAAGGACAAGAATATAAAGAAGTTAAATTGTGTATTTATAATACGATTATAACTTTAAATAGTTATAGTTCGTATGATACACAAAATAAGGCTATTTCAAGTGAAAGCACCGATGGTTATAGTATTTCATACGGAACACCTCAAAAGTCTACTACAGAGGCTAAAAATAGTGAATTAGAAAGTATTATTGACACATATTTATCTAATCTTATTCTCGATGATGTCCCTGTATTATATAGAGGTGCAGATGTTAGTTAATTCAAGCTTAACTGTGTATCATAAAGTTGAAATAGACCACGATTATAAATGGGTTAGATATTTCTATGAAAATATATGGTGGTTTGGTGGTAAGGGAACAAGTACAAACAAAGGTTATGAAAATGCGAACGATGTTCAAATTAGAATATATTATGACTTGAACCCTAGCCTAGACTACAACAATTTTGGAATAGGTGACATTTTAGTTCAAGGTGAATATGAGGATATTGTTAGTGAGAATGATTTAAAAGATTTAAACATTCCATATTACAATATTACTTCTTTAAATAATAATGTATTTGGCAACAACAAGCATATTCATATAAGTGGTAAGTAATGCCAGTAAAAATGAAACCTACAAGTGTTATAAAGGCTAACTTAGGCATAGAACCTAACGGAAGAGTTCAAAAATTCTTTACGAATACTTGTTATAGGTATATGGAAAAATATGTTCCTAAAGATACGGGAGCACTAAGAGAAACTGTTACTATTGATAGTAACAGCATTACTTATGAACAACCTTATGCTCATGCTCAATATATTGGTGAAGTAAATGGTGGAAAAGTTACTAATTATACAACACCAGGCACAGGACCTTATTGGGACGAAAGAATGAAAAGTGCTGATATGCAAAATGTTACTGCAGAAGTACAAAACTTTGTTAATAAAGGAGGCAAATAATGATTATTGATATTGAAAACACAAGAATTGCTAAACTTGGCAAGTATTTAGAACCTATACTTGAAGAATTAAATAGCGAGTATAAAAAAATAAATGCCGATTTTTTAGGAATAGATGTTAATAATTATTCACTTGATAAAATACCAACTGCTAGTGTTGTAGAAAAATGGCCTCTTATAAAAGTGAATGTTTGTAAAGATGTATATTCATTTAGAAGTAGAAATCCATATTCTAGCGACCGATTAAGTAATCTTAAAAACATAGGTTTTTTTGAAGCATTTCAAAAAGCAATAAATTCTAATAATGATGATGGCATTTTGCCTGAAATTGATAACATAGAAAGTATTGAATGCTTAAATCCAGGAACTTTTAATTATGCTGACGAAAGCATGAAAACTGCTGTGTTTGATATTCAATTACAAATAATTTATAGGGAGGATTAAAATGAAACCAATAAAAGCAAAAGTATTATTTTCATATAAAGGAATTTGGTATGAAGCTGGTGATGAAGTTAAGGTTGAAACTAGAGAAGATTTGGTTAAACTTAATGAAAAAGGTTTTATTGAGCCTCTTACATTTAAAGATATTCAAAATTTTGGTAGAAAAGAAGAACCAAAGAAAATTTTTAGAAAAGAGGAGGAATAAAATATGGCATTAGTACCAAGTGGAATTACTAAAGTTGACAGAAGCCAATGGTTAACTTATTTAGATACAACTCCGACAACTGACACACCAAATTGGGCTATACTTGGTGTAGGTATTACTGAATTTGCTATTGCATATAATCCACAAGTAGATACTGAAAAATGGATTATAGAAGATAATGCAAGAAACGACCATACTTCTAACCAAAAACAAGGTAGTGTATCACAAAAAATTTACAAAGGCGACCCATGTTTTGAATTTGCTCACAAAGGTTGCGATAAATTAAATTATACTACACATATACTTGAAATTGACCGTTGGAACGGAACAACAGAAGGCAAATATCCTGCTAAAATGAGTGATGGCATGATAGCAATTACTCAAAAAGGTGGAGATAATGCAGTATTAGAATATGATTTATATTTTAATGGTGAACCAACAGAAGGAGAAGTAACATTTACTGAAGATGTTCCAACATTTGCTCCAAAAGTAGGATAATAAGACCTTTAAGGGTGGGAGGTAAACTCTCATCCTTTATTTATATTTTAAATTAAAAAAGAAAGAGGAATTAAGTATGACAGACAATACAGTTCAAAAAATAGGATTAAAAAATGAAAATATATTAAAATTAGAAATAGTTGATGAAAAGGGAAATAGTACAGGAGAATTTTTGGAGTTCGATTTGGAAAATATTGAATTGCCTTTTAAATATCAAGAGATAATTGAAAGATTAAAAAAAAGTAGAAATAACCTTAAAAATCAATTTACTATAATTGAAAAAAAACAAGACCATAAAGGCAAGAAATTAATGAGTTCAAATGAAGAAGAAAAGTTAAAAGCACTTAACAATTTTTATAAAGAACAAGTTGAAATATATAATATATTCTTGGGCGAAAATGGAGTTCAAAAGTTATTAAATGGTAGAAAGTTGAGATGGACAACTTTAAGTGAAATTGATGAACTTATAGAAAAACAAATTGCTCCACAATTGGATTTAACTATGGCAGACATTACTAAAAAGATAAAATCAAAGTATTCAAACAAGAAAGAAGATAATGTACTTGAATAATCCAGAATATGTAAAAATTGGCGATAAAAAATATAAGATTAATACCGATTTTAGAGTTGCTATTGAGTGCAATAATATAGCACAAGATGATAGCATAGGGAATACAGAAAGACCTTTAGCAATTATTTATAAGTTGTTTGGAGATGAGGGATTAGATAATTCACAAGACTGGGATAAACTTCTTGAATTAGCAATAAAATATCTAACATTAAATAAAGATACAAGCGTTGTTGATAATAATACCGAAATTGATATGGATTTTAACGAGGATATGGACTATATAGAGGCTAGTTTTATGAGTGATTATAGAATAGACCTTACAACTGAAAAAATGCATTGGTGGAAGTTTTATAACCTTTTAGAAGGCTTATCAAATAGTGAAATTGGTAATTGTTGTGTGTTAAATAGAGTTAGAAATTTAAGAACTTTTGATTTATCACAAATAAAAGATAGTAAAGAGCGAGAAAAATTAGCAAAAGCACAGGAAATGGTGGCTTTAAAAAGTGTTAAAAGAGAAGTTGAGCTTACTAAAGAACAGGAAGAAAGTATGAATAAATTAGATGAACTCATTGGTTTTAAAAAATAAGGAGGTGATTCTATGGATGGAAAAGTTGTAATTGGCTGTGATTTAGACACACGAAGCTTTGATGCACAAATAGATTATGTTGAAAATCAAATGTTAGAAATTGAAGATAAATTAAAACAAGCAGATATGGGTTTTGAAGTTGGAGATGTCCAAAAATTAGAGGCTGATTATGAAAAATTAGGAATAAAACTTGATAATTTGCGAAAAAAACAAGCAAAATTAAACCAAGAACAAGCCAACATGGGAAAACTTGATTTGAGTAATGTTCAAACAGGGATAAACAATACGAATAGTGGATTAACTAAAACCATAAAAAAAGTAACAAGATGGAGCTTAGCAATATTTGGGGTTCGTTCTGCTTATATGGCTGTTAGAAGTGCAATGGGTATTATTACACAATATGATGATAAATTGGCTTCAAATGTTGAATATATAAAATATGCACTGGCATATACATTAAAACCAGTTATAGAATGGATTTTAAATGCTGTTGTTAAATTGTTACAATATATTAATTATATAGCAAAAGCATGGACTGGCAAGAACTTATTTAAAACTGCAGACGCTTTCAAAAATGCTCAAAAGGGTGCTAAAGATTTGAATAAAGAATTGCAAAAAACTACTGCCAGTTTTGATGAAATGAATGTTTTACAAGACAATAAAAGTGGTGGTGGTAATAGTGGTGCTTCAACACCTAGTATTGATTTAACTGAATTACCAGAAGGAGATGTTCCGAAATGGGTTGAAGGCATAAAAGATTTCGGATTATGGGTTAAAAAAAATTGGAAAGTTATTCTTGGCATTTTGTTAGGCATTGGTGCTGTAATATTATTGTTTGAATTATTTAGTAAAACAACAAAAAAAATGACACCTTCGATAATAGAAGGAGCTAATGCGTTTTTGAAATTTGCTGGAATTGCTTTGATTTTAGGAGCTTTTGCATTAATATTGCATGAAGTGGCAAATTTAATTGAAAAGTTTGGGAAAAGTGGTTTAAAATTAACTGATGTTATTGGATTAATGGCAACTGTTTTGGGAACTGTTATTGGATTAATGGCTTCTGTTGCACTGCTAGGACCTGCAATGACTGCTGGAATGATACCATTTTTAGCAATTATTGGAGGAGTATCAGCAATTTTACTTATTATGGCTGCAACATTACCAACAATATTAGATGCAGTTGGCAAATTTATACAGCAAACAGCACCAAGTTTAAATAAGACTTTACAAACTATTGGAATTTTAATACAAAATATAATATTAGCATTGGGAACAACTTTACCACCTATCATTAATAGTGTTGGCAATTTATGTTCGAAAGTGTTTAATGGCATATCAAAAATAATAAATACTGTTGGTATTATCATTATAAACATAATGAGAGAAACTTCAAGATTGGTTAGCAGTGTTTTGAGCACATTATTGCGTTTTATAAATCAACTTGGACCTGCAATAAATAATTTCGTTGATGGTGCAATTAGAGCAGTTACAAAATTAATTAATTTTGTGGTTAGTGGCATTGAATATTTGATAAATTTAGTAATAGTAAACCCTATAAATAATTTAATAAAGACAATAAACAAAATACCAGGTGTAAAAATAGAACTTATGAGAAAGGCAAATGTTCCTAGATTTAGGCCAAGACTTGCACGTGGTGGAATTATTAATCAGCCTGGCAGAGGAGTTCCAGTAGGCTATGGACAAGCAGTAGGTGGCGAAAGAGGGCAAGAGGGAGTATTACCTTTAACAGATAGCCAACAAATGGAATTACTAGGACAGTCAATTGGAAAGTATGTCAGTATTAACTTAACTAACATAACAAAATTAGATAATAGGCAAATTGCGAAAGAGCAAAGAAAAATTAATGCACAAAATGACTTCGCATTTAATAGGTAGGTGATAAAGTGTTTATAAACAAAGATAGTTTGATAGTAAATGGCATTAATCTTGGTAGATATATAGTTCAAGCCACTTATAGTTATAATAAATTATGGTCAAGTGATTCGGGTAGAAATTTAGCAGGAGAACAATCTGGTACACTTGTCGGAATATTCCCTAAAATAGTAGTTCAGTTTAGAAAATTAACACAAACAGAGCTAGAAGACTTAGCACCAGTTCTTGACAGTGCAAGACAAACAGTGCAATATTATGACGCTAATAAAAAGGCAATGACAACGATGACTACATATACTGGCGATTATGAAATTGTTAATAAGGGGATTATTGGGCACGTTAAAAACGAAGGCTTCCAAATTTCCTTTATAGCAACAAAAAGGAGGTCTTAATGTGAAGGCACATACAAGCCAATTTAAAGAAGATATAGTTACAATAGGTCGTCAGTTAGACAGCAAAATAACTTATGAATTAAATGGAGTGACACAAACTTTAGTGAGTGAGGACTTAAATGGTGTTACTCCCACCTTTCAGGGTACTATTTTAAAATCAGTAATGAAAGAATTGGATTTAGATAGTAATATAGATATTCCTTTGGGTACTACTTTAAAGTATCAATTTGGAGTCAAATCATTAGATGGAAATTATGAATATCTTGATTATGGCAATTATATTGTTTATTCGAGTGAAAAACAAGAGGATACAAGCTCTTACAAAATAGTTTGCTACGACAAATTGCTTTATTCAATGAAACAAAATGAGGACTTAGGAGTTACTTACCCTATAAGTGTAAGGAACTATATTAATGCTTTGTGTACTAAATTAGGGCTTAAATTTAAAAATAAAAATGACGAGTTTGCCAATTATAATAGAATGCTTGACAAAGAATTATATGTTGGACTCGATTATACATATAGAGATATATTCGATGAACTAGCACAAGTTACGGCAAGTACAATTTGCTTAGATAATGAAGACAAAGTCGAAATTAGATATATTTCAAAAGAAGCAATTGATACTATTGATGAAAATTTTTTGAAAGATATTAATGTTAATTTTGGCCAAAAATACGGGCCTGTAAACTCCATAGTTTTATCTAGAGGTGAAAGTGATAATGTCTATTTGCAAGACGAAAATAGCATAAATGATAATGGTTTGACTGAAATAAAAATAAAAGATAATCAAATAATGAATTGGAATGACAGAAGTGATTATCTTCCTGATATTTTAGAGAAGTTGGATGGGTTAGAATACTACTTAAATGATTTTTCAAGCACAGGAATAGCCTATTTAGATTTGTGTGATAGATATAATATTAAAGTATTTGATAATACTTATTCTTGTATAATGTTTAATGATGAATTGTTGGTTACACAAGGACTAGAAGAAAACATTCACACAGATATGCCTGAAGAAACTCAAACCGATTATACAAAAGCAGATAAAACTGACAGAAAAATAAATAACATTTCCATTATTGTCGATAAACAACAACAACAAATAGATTTATTGAGTGAGAAAATTGTAGATATATCAACTACAACCAGTTCTTTTGCAAGTGTAAGTATAACAAATGCTGCCACAGGTAATCCTTATAATATAACTTTAACTGGTAATATAGATTACCCGGTAATTGGCAAAGAAAGTTATGGTAGTTCTTCAACCAAAAGTGGTGTTTTTAAATCTGGAGTAACTTTTGCCAGAAGCCCAAAAAACTATGTAAAAGATTTAATAATTGGAAAGTTTAAAGTAGATGCTCCTATATTGGAGATATATAAAAACGATGAGCTACTAGAAAAATATAGATTACCGATAACTCACATATATGCTTTTGGAAGAGAAAAAGACGAGTTTCAGATAAATAACAAACAAATGCAATTTATTCAAAAAATAGGTGTAAACAATGATGGAACAAAATATATTTTGAAAAAACCTATAGTACATGACTTAGGCGAAATAAATATAGTTATTCCTGAAGGAGATAGTGTTTTAAAAATAAGAGGCTTGAATATATCTGTAACTTATCTTAATAAAAATGATTACACTGATCAATTTGCTACAAAAGTAGAGGTAACAAACGATATTAAAGTTGCTAGTGACCAGATTCTGATAGAAAGTAAGTCTCAGATTTTAGATAATGGCGATGAATTAATAGCAAGTATTAATACTACTTCTACTGGTAAAGTTAAAATTAAAGCAAGCGACACAATTGCTTTAGAGGGTACTACGACCGTTGGTGATAAAATCAAGTTCAACTTAGATGGTTCCATAACTGCTCAAGATTTAAGATTATTAGATGGTGGTCAAGTTATCGGTGGTGATGGGTTACTTACGAGTATGCAATTTGAAAGTGTTGGTGAATACAATGGTTATTCTTTTTTGGGATTTAACTACAATATAAATGGAACTGAACTATTCAACTCAGCGGTAAGTGTAACGTTTAATATTCCCGATAATTTCACTGTCGATAGTGCATATGCTACTCTTTTACAAACAGTTGTGAATTGGTGGGATTTTAGTAATAATGAAATTGTAGGACACGCGAGAAACTTAAAACTTTATAAAGATTTTAGTGGAAATGTTGATGAAATGTATGGTGGCTATAATTCTGGTTATTGGATTACCAACACAAATTTAGGCGGTGAAGAAATAATTAATGCTTTTGGAAGTGCTACATATACTCCTAAAGTCAATCAATCTGGTAGCTTAGACATAGTTACAAGTATAAATATTGGTGACAAAGTTGAAAACGGTATAAACACATTTTTTGTCAGAACAACAGATACCACGAGTAGTACACAAGAAAGCTCAACAGATGCTTGTAGCAAAACTGGACGTGCCAAGTTAATTGTTCAAGTTATTGGTCATACAAGTTTTCAATAGGAGGATTAAATGGAAAAATTCGAAATAGATAATAAAAAACCAACTTATATGATATATAAAAGTATAGAAGACGAAATCAATAAATTATATGAACTTATTGCCGATTTGAAAAAAGAACAAGAAAATGTTACAATAGAAAGAGAGGAAGATAAACAATGGAAAAAATAAATTTTCAAGATGCCACTCTTACAACACAAGCGTACGTTACTATAGAGGACAAAAATTATAATGTTATAGATAGTGTTTATGAAGGTGGAACTGATTTAAATGCAGAGATTTTTAATCAAATGCAAGATAACATCGAAAATGCAATAAAATTAATACATCCAATTGGTAGTATATATATGACAACAGTCGCTACAAATCCTAGCGAAATATTTGGCTTTGGTACATGGGAATTATGGGGAAAAGGTAGGGTTCCTGTAGGTGTAGACATTAATAATCCTAAGTTCGAAGTAGTTGAAAAAACAGGAGGGGAAGAAACTCATACGTTAACAATAGAAGAAATGCCTAATCATTCAGGACACGTTGTTGGTGGTATAACAACATTTTCGCCACTAGCAGGTAGTGGAATTGCTGGAACTAGTAACCCAGAGGCAATAGGTGGAGGACAGGCGCATAACAACTTACAACCATATATAACTTGTTATATGTTTAAAAGAATTGCATAATTAAAAAAGAGGTGATAAAAATGGCTTATGTAAAACAAATTTGGGAAGATGGCGTTACACCTTGTGATGCCGAACACATGAATCACATTGAAGATGGTATTTATGAAAATTCCAATTTAGATACTGAAATGAGTACCATTTCAGAAAAGGCAGTTCAAAATAAAACTATTACTAATTATATAGGAGAAATTTCTAATTTAAATACGACTGATAAAAGCAATGTAGTAAATGCAATTAATGAAATTACTAGCAGAGCAAGTAATAGCAAAATATTTTTTCTGACATCAAATTACACTATTTCCTCTGCTGAGGCAACTATTATAAATGAGAGCAAAATAAAATTAAATACAAGTGGTAGAAAAATATTAGCTATGATTTCAGCACCTGTGCATGGAGCTGGTGCAGGTTCTCCAAGATTGGGTATAGCTGTAGATGGAAGCTTAAAAAGTAGTATATTAGTAACTTCAACACAAAATGTTATTAATGAATTTACAACAATTTTATCTTTAGAAGCTGGGGAACACGAATTTGCTATAAGTATGTCAAAAGGTAATGATACTTCTGTGACATTTCAGGCATATTTAGGTGCAAGCATTTCAATAATAGAATTATAATTATAAAGGAGTAATAAAAAATGAAAAAAACAGTTAAATATGCTTTAAATATACTTGCAATAATCAATGCTTTAATAATTGGTATTGCTCCAATTTGGAATATAAATGCTGACAAAGTAACCAATACTATAGCAGTGATTATAGCAGTGTTCAGTACTTATCTGTTAGGAGATAAAGCGGCTACAAAAATAGGAGGGAAATAAAATGGAAAAAGAAATAGTAACACCGACCGAGGCAATAATTGACAAAGAGCCAGAGGTTACAATAATGAAGCAAATAGAAGATGAAAAGGAGGATTAATTATGAATTTTCAAGAATTTATCAATAAAACTTTAGGAAAGGCTATTGATGTAGATGGAGTATATGGGTTAAATTAATTGTGGCTCATGTAAAATCAGGTGAATTGCTGGAACACCCTTAGAGCCTTATAAACTACAACATAGTTAGTAATAACAAGTGTGAATGTTTGAAAATTATAAGGATTGGGCAATCAGCAACCAAGTATCATTGGTAACAGGTGATAAAGGCTTAACGACTAAGTACTTACAATCGTAAGTTAGTGCCTGATAATGTAATCATTTTGAAATATTATTACTTTGGGGTATAATAGACATAAACGAGGCGATAATATGAAAATAAAACATGGTATGTGTGGTACAAAAGCATATCAAGCATGGAAAGCGATGAAGCAAAGATGTTATAACAAAAATTATGAACATTATGATAGATACGGTGGCAGAGGAATAAAAGTATCAGAAGAATGGATTAATTCTTTTGAAGTATTTTATAAAGATATGGGAAAGCCTCCAACTTCGAAACATCAAATAGATAGAATAAATAATGACGGCAATTATTGTAAAGATAATTGCAGATGGGCAACACCATCAGAAAATTGTTATAATAGAAAAAAATATTTTAATAAGACAGGATTTACAGGTGTTAGTGAAAACACTAGCAAAAAAGGAAGATATTCAGCATATTTCTTCTACAAAAGGAAACATATACAAGTCGGAACATTTGCAAGTCCTGAAGAAGCATATCGTGAAAGAATAAAAGCAATAAAGAAATTCAACAAAGAAAATAATGAGAATTTAAAATATATTGAATATGAAGATTACATTAAAGATATAGTCTGACCTTATGTGAAAGCATAAGAGAATTATTATAAAAACATAAAAAGAAATTATTATGTGGAGAGATAATTCGTAACAATTGCACAATGCGTAGATTTATTTAACTACTTTAACAAACTATACAATAACGGAGTATATATTAACTGTAGACCAAGTGGTTATGCACGCTCTATAGCTCAAAACAAGGCAAATAATGGACTATTAAACTACTATACCGAAACTACAGTAAATAATATGATTTTCGGAACTGTTGTTGTTTGGGGTGAGTGTAGAATAGCACCTAAGAGTCATATAGGCTTTTTCCTAGAAGATAATGGAAATGGAACTTTCAAATGCTTACAGCAGAATGCACCGAAACCATACACTACTATCAATAATATGCCATACGAGGGCATTATAGGAGCATTCATTCCTAAACAGTTAATTAGGCAAGAACAACCTAAAGAAGCTGACCAAGTGCTTAGTATAGGCTCTAGAGTTAAGTTTAATGGAATGTTTAAAGTAACTTGTTTAGACATACCTCATAATTTATTTGGTAGTACACAACTAACTGGTAGAACAGTAGCAAGTTATCATTGGTTGCCTAGTGAAGACTTTACAGAAGTAGATGGGAATGGAAATCCTACCGAAGACCAAATGTTAGGAATTGGAAGCTTAGTTAAAAATGACAAGATTTATACAGTACAAGCTACTGATAAGAAATCTAATTCTGCTATGTTAAATATTAACGGTAGAACAGTATGGGTATTTAGTGGAAATTTATATGAGGTAAGCAATTCGTGAATACAATAATAAATACAGCCATAAGTACTATTACAGGATTGGTTATAGGATATTTAGTTAAATGCCTTGCTAGTCATGGCAAGAAAGATAAAGTGCAAAATAAAGCATTAAGGAATTTATTAAAGAGCAACTTAGTAAATCAATATTATGTATATGCAGAAATCGGCAAAATACCAAGATATGTTAAAGAAGCTTGGTACGATATGTTTGAAAGTTATAGTGAGCTAGGTGGCAACTCATATGTTAAACACTCAATAGAGCCAAAATTTGCACAGTTAGAAGTAGAAGATTGACATTTTGTCATAAAATATTTATAATATGTCGACAAGAGGAGGAATAATATGAAAGAAAAAGATTTAGCAAGTAGTATTATTGCAAAACAGTTTTGGACAATAATTATTTTAATCGTAGCTTTAGTTGGAACTAATATTGCATGGATTTGGTATATTAACCAATACGATTTTGTTACTGAAACTGTAGAACAACAAGCAGAAAATGGTGACAATTCAAGTATAAATCAAACGGAGATTGGTGATTAATAATGGCTAAAGCATATCAAAAAGTAACTAGAACATCAAGAATAAAAAGTACTAATAACAATGTTAAAAAAGGAAATAAAAATGCAAAAACTCGCCGAGTTGCTAAAAGAAAAAAATAAACATTTTGATTTTCAATTTACAGATAAAGAATATGAATATTTTATGGCTAATGCAAGATTAAAACCAATAGAAAAACAAGTTTTGGAAATGAGAAGAAAAGATATGACAAGAGTTGCAATTGCATTAGAACTTGGTACATGCGTTAGTAATGTTGATAAAATTATTAGAAAAATAAAAAATAAAATTATAAAATGTATAATTTTTGGGTAGGAATCGTAAAGGTTCTTATTCTTTTTTTAATTTATAATGAATTTATAAACAGGAGATAATTTTGATTTATAGAAGGAGGAGAATAATGATTAATAACGATAAGAAACGTCATTTATATATTATTCTTCTTTTATTTTAGATTGGAGGTTTAAGATGTATAATCCATATAATAATCAAATGTATATGCAAGATTTACAAGGCTTGAGAGATAGAATTGATAGACAAATGCAGATTGCTAATCAAAATCAACCACAAACTGCACCTATAACACAAAATTTCCAATTAGCACCAAACCAAAATTCAGGTGGAATCAAATATGTAAATTCAATTGATGACGTTAAAAAAGAATTAGTTTTTGCTGATACGTTATTTGTAAATAAAGAATATTCTCAATTGTGGTATAAAAATGCTTCTGGCGAAATAAAAACATATGAATTGAAAGAAATTATCGAGTTAGATGAAAAAGACCGCAAAATAGCTGAGTTGGAAGCCAAAATTGATATGTTGGTAAAGGAGAAAGAAAATGAACAATATGCTAATGAAAATGTTAATGGGACAACTTCAGGCAAGAAATCCACAAATGGCAAGTCAAATTAGTCAAGCAATGCAAAGTGGAACAAATCCGCAATCTTTAATGAAGCAAATGATGGGTAATATGGATAATAATCAGATTCAGAATGCTTTAAATCAGGCTAAACAGATTGGTGTACCAGACAACATACTTAAACAAATGCAAAATATTAAATAGTTTAAAACTAGTAATAGTTTTAATATATATATTTTTTTGAAAGGAGGTGTTATTAATGGAAGCAATGCAAACTGCTGGAATAGTACCAACTATGGATTATTCAAGAAATAATGATGGATTTGGAGATGGTGCTTGGTTTTGGATTATCATAATCTTATTTGCTTTTTGGGGAAACGGTTTTAATAGAAACAATGGATTAGAAACTGACATTGATACTCGCTTTTTAGAAAGAGATATCTTTAACACTAATCAAAATGTTTCAACAAGTGCTTGTCAAACTCAAAGAGATGTTCTTGAAAATCGTTATGCTTTAGGAACAGGAATCTTAGAAAACAGATTTAATTGTTCTCAAAATGCTTGCGAAACTCAAAAAGAAGTATTGCAAAATAGATATGATAATGCTTTACAAACTCAAACATTATCTTCTCAAATAGCTCAATGTTGCTGTGATTTAAGAGCTGACAATTTAGCTAACACTCAAAAAGTAATTGACATTATCCAACAAGATAAAATCGACCAATTAAGAGACCAAGTTTATACAACAAATCAAGCTCTTAATAATGCTAATTTGGCAAATACGGTCATCAATGCTGTTAGACCTACACCAGTACCTGCGTATTTAAGCTGTTCACCATATTTTGCTTATAATATGGGTTATGGTTGTAACAATGGATGTGGTTGTGGAAATGCTACAATTATATAATGCAAATGCCTATTGGTAACCTGATTACAGGAACTTGCAAAAAAACATTTTTCTGATGTTAGGAAAGTGATGAAGATAGGCTTAAAAACCTATCTTTTATTTTAATTAATATAGAAAGGAATGATAAAGAAATGATAAATTCAGTACAAGAAACTGCTTTAACTTTGGCTAGCAATACCGCTAACATTTCATTTGGAGCAGACGTTGTTAGAACTCGTTCAGCCAATTGTGTGTGCGGAGGATGGTTAAATCATTCAATAGGAAGTACTCAGTATCAAATAACTAGCCCAGGTATTTATGAAATTATGTTTAATACAAATGTAACTTCTGCTACTGTTGGTGTTACTGCTCTAGGTATTAAAGCAAATGGCGAATTATTAAGTGGTACAGAAATGGACTATACTGTTGCTACTGCTAATACTTATGGAAATGTATCAGCTAATAGATTAGTTCGTATATGCGGTAATGGTTCTACTACTATAACAGTTGGTTCTTTAGCTACTAGTGATGCTACTGCTACTCAAATACCTATTGTTAAAAATTCTTCATTGATAATCAAAAAAGTTGCTTAATGAATAATGAAACTAAAATGCCATGGAATTATGATATTTTAAATATCATTTCTATAGCAAGTTATTTGCTTTCAATTCAAAATTTGCAATTGAATCAACAAGATTTATCTAATAATAATCTTAATGAACATTTGCAAGAACAAGATAAAATATTAAACGAGCAAAATGAAAAATATTTAACAAAAATAATTCAACAAAATGAAGAAATTATAAAACTTCTGAAAGGAGGTAAAAATGAAAATTAAAGAAATGTTGACAAAAATTATAGATAAGGGAAATATTGAAGATATGTATAAACTTAATGAAATGCTCGATGAACTTATTTGCGATTTAAAAGAACAAAAACCAAAGTTATATAAAGAATATAAAAAGCAACTTTACGAATTAGCTTATGGTAATGTCATCTTGGAAGATAAAGCCATAGAAATTGTGGAGCATATGAAACCCTTTGGGGAGCACTATAACATGCAAGATGCAAAAGAAATAAAAGAAGATTATTCCATCAAACATAATGTTAGTGATGTTTATTTAGTTGCTAATTCTTTATATAACGATTATCATGACTTGTTAGAAGATAACGATGAAATGTATGCAAAAATGACAAAAATGTGGTTGAATGACACAGATGCGGTCGAAGATAAAACTTATTTATATTTTTGTAATATACCAAAAGAAGATTAATTCTTCTTTAATGGGTAGATACTCAAGTGGTCTAAGAGGCAAATCTGCAAAATTTGTATTCATGGGTTCGAATCCCATTCTGCCCTCCAATTTGATTTTTATGCGAAATTATGGTATATATAATGTAAGCAATACAATCAAATGAGTAATTTAATTAATTTTAGTATATGCAATTCAACCCTGCTTTCTTACTTTATTATGTTTTTTGTTTGAACTCCTTTCTTATCGGTATTGCTTAAGAACTTCTCCCTGAGGTTCTTTTTTTGTGTCTTTCAAAATATAAAAAAAGTATAAAAAAAGTATTGACTTTTTGCTCAAAATGGGTATATAATTAAAATGGAAGGAGGGAAAGAAATGAAATTAAAAAAATGGGTAAGAGTTGCGATCACTATAGTTTTATTTATTACTAGTATATTAATTTATTCAAAAACCAACGTATTGGGAACTTTAGCACAAGATAGTAATTTTTACCTAATTTTAGCCATTATGAGTTGGAGTTGGCTAATGTGTGGACAATTTGTTATCTACGAATTAATTTGGGAATAGAAAAGGAATAAGATATGAAAAAAAGAGATATACAATTAAAATTAAATGCTCTAGAAATTAGAGTAGATGCTTTAGAAAATATTGATTATATTAAAAGACTAGATAATTTGGAACAAATGGTTACTTTAAAAAAAGAAAATAAAAAGTTAAGAGAAAAAGTTAATGAATTAAAGGCTCTTTTGAAGGAACGAAAATGAAAAAAATATATATAGATAGAAATGAATTTTTTGAAAAAAATTTTATAAAATGTCCTAATTGTGGTTATCTTAATAGAAAAGAATCTGTAGCTAAATGGGGAACTTGTCTATCTTGCAAGATTGTGCTTGATAAGAAAGCTAAATTAAAATTTGAATTAAGAGAAAGGAAAGTATTAAAATGGAAATAATAATTTATTATTTAATGATGATTATAGTTGTTCTTATAATTATATTATTCAAAAAAAATGAAAGGATTAGAATTTTAGAAAATAACTGGGAAGTATCTAAGGAAATAATAAGTTCTTACGATCCTGAATTTGCTAAATATGTAGAGAATAAATAATGGATGAATTAACAAGATTAAGAAATGAAGCAATAAAAAAAGAAAAAAATATATTAAATAATGCTCAAGACATACTTGAAGGAATGGGATTATAGAAGGAAGGAAGCAAAAATGAAAGTAAGAGTTTGTTATGATAACGGACACGATTATGAAGAATTTGAATATTTTAGTAAATATGACAGAATAAATGCAAGAGGTATCAAAGATGAAATACTAAGCGAAATGTTTAGTAAATACGGAAGAAAGTATAAGATAGTAGATTTCTACAGAGTAGAAGATTAGAGTAGAAGATTAAGGAGAAATGAAAAATGAATTATACAAGCATTGATAAAAAATTATATGATAAGATAGAAAAACTTACAGCAACATCATTCGGAGGCTTTTGTAGAGAAGATGAAATGTTAATAAAAAATGAAGATTTAATAGAAATGCTAGAAAATTTAGCAGTAGAGGTAGAAATCAGACAAGAGCAGTATGATAATTTAAAGCAAGATTTACAAGATAATTATAGACCGTTGACACCGAGCGAAATGGGGTGGGAATAATGAATCCATTGAAAGAATTTCGAAGAAAAAAACATTTATCTCAACAAGAGATGAGTGATACTTTAGGAATAACAGTTCGTTCCTATAGAAATTATGAATATGGAAATCGTCAAATACCATATGACATTTTAGCTAAGTTTTTATATATGAGAAATGAATTGGATGATAGAAAATTAGCAAAAATATTGGATGAGATAAGTAATGATAATAAAATAATAGCTTTAATAGATGACAATAATGCCAAACCAAACATAGTGGAAGAACTAAAGAAGGAAAACGAGAAATTACTTAAAGCTAATACTAAATTGTCTGATAAAAATGTTGAAATAAAGGATGATATAATTTTTATTGGTAAATATTTAAAAGATAAAATTAAAAAGCCTAGCGATGAAATAAAAGGCATTTTAAATAAATATTATATCTAGGAGTAATAAAATGAAGAAAAATTTTGCAATATGCCTGCTTATTTTACTGCTTATAATTGTTTTTGTCAATTATTTGGGTGTTAAAAAGAGAAATGACGATTTGATAGACTTCAATAATCAACTATCTCGTTATATTGAAGAGCTAACCAAAAAATACGATTATGAAATACAAAAAAAGTATTGAATATGTATAAAAAATATAGTATAATATATGACAAGAAGGAGGGATAAAATGATACATATTAAAATTGATGAAGAATTGAAAAAAGAACTTGTATCCGAAGCAAAAGCAAGAGGTCTTTCATTAAATGCTTACATTAGAATGCTTTTAATTGAAAGGAATAAGTAAAATGACACTTGAAGAAGTTAAACGAGAATTAAAAGTGTTTGATAAGTTTACATTTTTTGAAGAAGACCATCATTATGAATGCAATGGCAAAAAAGTAGGTATTAGTGTTACGAGATTAATTGAAGAATATAGCAATCCGTTTAACCAACAAGCAATTGCCGAAAAAGTAGCAACGAGAGATAATAAAGATGTTACTCAAGTTTTGCAAGAATGGGAATATAAAAATAAATTCGCATGTGAAAAAGGCCATTTTGGGCATGAATTTGCACAAAGTTTATGGAGTAATGCAATTTATCAAGAAAACATAAAAAGTGGCTTAGAAGGCGCAAAAATACCTTTAAATAAGATAAAACAACAAGCGATAAACTTTTATAATGATTTTAAGGGCAAATTTACACATATTCGAGATGAACAACTTGTTGGAAGCGAAGAATATAATATCTGCTCGGCAATAGATCATTTATTTTTAGATAAAGATGACAAAGTTTGGTTGATAGATTATAAAACAAATAGCATTCTTAAAGGTTACAATGATGATGAGAAAAATCGAAAATACACTAAAAAAATGCTTATACCATTACAAAATTTAAAAGATGATGCACTTCATCACTATTATTTACAATTGAGCATTTATAAATATCTCGTTGAAAAATACACGAATATTAAAATTTATAAAACAATGATTGTTTATATGAGTGAAAATATTAAAAAATATGAGCTTATTGAAACACCATTTCTTGAAAAAGAAGTGAAAAAAATATTAGAATTAAGGAGGGCTAATAAAATGGCTAAAATGATTTTGGTTATGGGAGAACCAGCGAGTGGTAAAACAGTATCACTTAGAAATATACCCAAAAACGAATTATATTACATAGATTGTGATAAAAAAGGACTTAATTATAAAGGCTGGAAAAATGATTTTAATGAAGAAAATAAAAATTATTTTAAAACCAATGATGGAGAATTAATTGCAAAATGTATGCAAGGAATTAGTGAAAAAAGAGAAGATATTCACTATATAGTTATTGATACTATCAATTCAATAATGATTGCTGATGAAATGAGAAGAAGCAAAGACAAAAACTTTGATAAATGGATTGATTTAGCAAGTTGTATATTCAATTTGGTAAATATTGTTCCAGATTTAAGAGATGATATAACAGTTATCTTTATAGGACATACGCAAACTGATGATGAGGGATTTACAAGATTATTAACAAATGGTAAAAAATTAAATAAAATTGGTCTTGAAAAATACTTTGATACAGTTTTAATTGCTAAAAATAATGATGGAAAATATGTTTTTGAAACTAAATCTCCAAACAGCACAGCAAGAACACCTATGGGAAGTTATGATGATGAAGAATATATTGATAATGACTTATATGAAGTTATTAAAACATTGAAAGAATATTAAAAACACAAAATAAAAAAATAAAAAAGAAAGATGAGGAAAAAAAAACAAATGAATGATTTTGGATTAGAAATAAAAAAGGAAGAATACGATTATCTTAAATGGATTGAGCATGAATACGCCAATTTAAATAATGAAGTTGAAAAAATGATTAAAGATGCTGACACTTTGCTTTCTGGTGAAGATTTGTATCTTGACAATGCTAAAGTTAATGCAATTTTAAAGAGATATTTTGAAGAAGAATATTATGGAAAAATTTTTGAATTAAAAGAAAAAAAGGAGACTAAATAATGATAGCAAAGCCAAATAGATATGATGAAGTTGAAATCGTGGAATTTGATTATGAACCAATAATTTTAGGTGGACATAAAGGTATAATAAAAAATGTAGAAGAATATATAAGTGAGCAAAGTGGTAAGAAGAGCTTAAAAGTTTATGTAGATATGGCTGGGGATGATATTCAGCAAAGTTACTTTACTTATCAATATAAAAATGACACACGTCCAGATAGAAAATGGTCTAATCAAGCGATTAAATATGTTTCTTTGGGCGAAGAAGAAAATCAGATAAGAATGCTAAAAGGATTTTTAACAGCTTATGAAAATTCCAACAATTGTAAGTTTGACTGGAATGGTGAGTGGAATCAGTTAAAAAATAAGAGAATAGGTTTAGTATTTGGATTAGAGGAATACTATAATCAAAGTAACGAATTAAAAACAACCACAAGATTAAGAGACTTTAGAAGTATTGACAAAGTTGAAAACATAAAAATTCCAAAAGTAAAATTAGTAGAAGGTACTTACGTTGATTATGAAGAATATATAAATGCACAAAAAAATCAACCAAATCAAAAAAATAATTCTAACAATGATAAAAGTTATGAATTACCGTTTTAAAAAAGAGCAAAAACAAGCTCTTTTTTATTAACTAAAAATATAAAAAAACAGTGATTATAGTAAACGCTCTTTTAAAGCACTGTAAAGGGCTCATTTAGCCACAAAAGTAATCTGATGATAAATTATACTAAAAACAAGAAAAAAGCCGTATTTTGCCTATTTTTGAACGAAAACAAGGGTACTTAAGATAAAAATTACTGTTTAAAAACAAAACCGATAATTTTCAAAAATAAAAAATGTTTTTTTATTTTACAAAAAGCCTTATAATTAAACTAGGAGGCAAGATATGATTTATAAACTTTACAAAGATAGTGGAAGAGGCTATCAGAATAAGGGAATTTACACGAAAGAAGAGATTATAGTAAGTCTAGACTACACGATCATTAAAGAAGAATTTAAGGGTAGAATATTGGTTGTAGAATGGAATCGAAAAGATAATATTGAGTTTCCAGCATTATTATACACAGGGGACATTAAACAATATGAAAAATTTAGAAGTTATCTTACTAATGAGAAAATTCCACGCAAAACACAATGGGTTAAGGTTAAAAAATAATCTTAACTTTTTTTTATTCGACAAATACCAGTGGTACAAGTGGTATACCCAAAATACCAATGGTTACCAAAAAACAAAAAAAGTGAAGAAAAAGCTTGACTTTTTAAAATAAAATAATTATTATTTTACTAGAAGGAGGTTAAAAAATGTATTGGTTCAAAGAGAGCGAAAAAGCTAAAGTTCTTCAAGGACGTACAATTAAATATTTAGCGGAAAATAAACTTTTTGTAAATAAAGATTATTTATGCCAAATCCTCGGTGGTAAAAGAGGATGCTCAAAATTGCTAGCATATAACATAACTAACTGTATTTGTTGGAATGCTAAAATTGAAGAATATTTCATTAAGAAGGAGAATTAAATGGAAAAAGAGAGTTTTGTATTTTATAGGTCTTTTTATACAGCTATCTCAAAAGTAGCCGATAAAGAATTGAGAGCTAATATATATGAAGCAATATGCGAGTTAGCTTTAAATGAAAGAGAAACCGACATAGAAGACGGAATTGGTAGTATTATCATGGATTTAATAAGACCACAAATAATTGCAAATAATGAAAGATATATTAATGGTAAAAAAGGCGGAAGGCCTTCAAAAAAAACCATAGGTTTAGAAGAAAAAAACCATAGGTTTTTAAAAAAAGAAACCATAGGGTGTGAAAATAAAAAACCTAATGTAAATGAAAATGTAAATGTAAATGTAAATGTAAATGATAATAAAAAGAAAAATATTAAAAAGAAAAAAAACGAATATGGAAAGTTTGGAAGAGTTAAATTAACTTCGGAAGAATATGAGAAATTGATAAAAGATTATGATGAAAAATTAATAACTAATCAAATAAACTTGCTTGATGAATATGTCGAAAGTAATAATAACAAAAACAAATATACAAACTTTAATTTAGTGTTAAGGAAATCAATTAGAGAAAATTGGTTTGACAGAATTAAAAAGAAAGAATCGAGCAAAGAACCTGACTGGTTTGACAAGAATAATGAAAATGAAGAACTTACAGACACAGAAAAACAAGAGATGAGCGATTTACTTAATGATTTTAAAAAAAACGTCAGAAACGGCTTTTGAAACGACAAAATATCGTTTGGAGTGTAATTATATTCAAAATGTATAAAACAGGGCTATACATAGCTAAAAATTAGCAAATAAGGGGGCAATAAAAGAAATGGACAAAGCTATAATGAGTGAAGAAGCATTTAATGAGATAGTAGAAGGATTTGAACATATAAGGACTTTGACAGAATGGGGTAGTAAGAATATAAAACAACATATTCAAAGATTACAGCAAAAGAACGAAAGCTTAAAACAAGTATTAGATGAAATTGAAAAAATAATATTAAAAGCAACTACTGATGAAGAAACTGGTAAAGATTTAGGATATAGTGATAAAATTTCTTATGATGATTTATTAGAAATAATACAAAAAGCAAAAGGAGATATTAAGAATGAAAATTAAAATTATAGATTTGCTTAATAGAATAGCAGTTAATGAAGTAATTCCATATAGAATATACTATAATGAAAATATTTATGAAAATGAGGAGAAATAAATATAATAGAAAGGAAACGATAAACAAATGTTAAAGATTAAAGATAATACAAGTAAACAAGAATTGCCTTATATGAATGCTACATTTTGGAATAATCAAAAAATAAAAGAAATTTTAATTAATATGAAATCAATAAGAAATGGAATTATTTATATAAACGATATAACTGTTGATGAATATAACAAGAATACAAATCAAGTTTTTCCAAAATCAAATGCTAGTTTTGTAAGGCAAATAAGAAAATTAAATAAAGAAAATTATTTTGATATTTATGAAAATGAGGTTGATTAAATGAATCAAACAACAATATTCGATGTGTTGTATCCTAAATACAAAATAATAAAGCCAATTAGATTAATAGAATTATTTTCAGGCTACGGAAGTCAATATTTAGCATTAAAATATCTAGGTGCAAATGTAAAACATTATAAAATTTGCGAATGGGCAACCAAAAGTATTCAAGCATACAATGATTTACACATTCAAGATTATTTTGATTATTCTGGGGTTCTAAGTGATGATAATATTTTAAAAGTTTTGATAGAGTTAGGAGTTAGCATTAATTATAATGAACCAGCAACCAAAGAACAATTAAAAAGGTTAGATTTTAGAAAAATATATAATAACATAATTGCAACAAATAATTTAGTTAATATTCAAAATGTCAAAGGTGAAGACTTTAGAATAGTTGACAAAGACCAATATGATTACATTATGACTTATTCATTTCCTTGCCAAGATTTATCACTTGCTGGTAAAGGCAAAGGCATGGCTGATACTTCGACTAGAAGCGGTATGTTATGGGAAGTTGAAAGAATATTAAATGAATTAAAAGAAACAAATAGTCTACCACAAATTTTGTTAATGGAAAATGTTCCTCAAGTCCATGGCTCTGATAATGTGGAACATTTTAATAAATGGCAATTGGCATTAGAAAATATGGGATACAAAAATTATTTTCAAGACCTCATAGCCACTGATTATGGAATACCACAAACAAGAAACAGATGTTTCATGGTTAGTATTCTTGGAGAATATTCATATACATTTCCAAAACCTATAACACTTGAATTAAAACTTAAAGATATGTTAGAAGATGAAGTTGATGAAAAATATTATTTGAGTGATAAAATGTTGAATTATTGTTTTGGAGTAAATCAAAAAGAAAGCAAGTTTCCTAGAAAAGAAAGGTTTTTACAAAGTTTAGAACAAACAAATGATAAATCTATTGCAACAACGATAACTACTAATGCAGGAAACAGACCAACAGACAATTTTATTCAAGAACCATTGAAGAAAGAATTATGCAATAAACTAATAAAAGAAGGAGATATAATAAAACATAGTTATACTAATCAAATTTTAAATGGGAACAAAAAATGTGTAGAACAAACAAATGGTAACATGATAACTTTAACTACTAGAGGAGATTGTTATGGAGTATGCGTTGGAACTTATCAATATGCAAAAAGTGATACTTTACAAACTACATCAAAAGAAGCAGTTTGTTATAATGATTTAAGAATAAGAAAATTAACACCTTTAGAGTGCTTTAGACTTATGGGGGTTAAAGATGAAGATTATTACAAAATAGCCAAAAATCAAAGTAATTCAAGTTTATATCATCTTGCAGGAGATAGTATAGTTGTAAATGTATTAATGGCGATATTTAAGGAGTTGATTAAATGATTTTGTTTTGCGACACTAGGCAACAAAAAGGAAAACATAAACTTAAAGAAGAATACTTTGAAAGCCAAGGAATAGAAATTATAAGAACGAAACTACCATATGGCGACTATTCCACACCACAAAACCCTAATATTGCAATAGATACTAAGAAAGATATTCAAGAATTAATTGGAGATTTGACCAAAGACCATGAAAGATTTAAACGGGAACTTCAACTTGCTAAAAAATGCGGCGCAAAACTTATTATTCTCGTAGAAGATGAAGAAGTCACACGCATAGATGATCTCTACTTATGGTATAACTGGCGTCTCAAAAATAATCCAAGAGCAACTAAAGGCCGCACACTTGCTAAAATCCTTCATACTATTCAAGCAGATAATGAGAATTATTGTTGTGAATTCATGTTTACAAAAAAATCAGAATGTGGAGCTAAAATTGTGGAATTACTTTCGAAAAAGTAATTCTTTTGGCATTTTACTTTTGACAAATCTTATGGTATAATTTACAAAGAGAGATAATATTTTAGGAGGAATATATGGCAAAACTGGAAATTGATGCAAGATTACTTGAGCCTGAAGGCGAAAGCCCAATAACTGAAAACTTTAACAGAGTTATGAAATTTATTGATAATGGTGGAACAGGTAATGGAGCAGAAAAAACACAAGTTGACTTTAATGCAACTTTGGAAAACAATGTTATAACTTGCGTATTAGATGAAAGTGTATCAGCAATGACTGGTGCCAACTTACATTTAGGAATATCAAATAGCAAGTTAAAAAGTGGCACAATAGTTATTTGCACTAGCAACTACGAAAACAACGGAACAACATATAGCAAAGGGCATCAATACCTAATAACAAGTGAGTTTGTTAGTGGAGAATTAATTCTTAGCTCAGAAGATATTACTGTTGTTCAAACTGCATAAAAAGAGGTGAAAATATGGGAGGGGTAGGAAGACCTAGAGCATTTAAAAGTGTTGAAGAGGTAGAGGAAAAAATAAATGCCTACTTCAACTATTGTGAAGAAAAAGAAAAACCTTACACAATGAGTGGGCTTGCTTATTATTTAGGAATAGATAGAAAAACATTATTAAATTATTCTAAAAATGAAGAATATTTCCACGCTATAAAAAAAGCACGCGATAAAGTTCAGATGCAACTCGAAGAATGCTTGTATCGCTTGGGCAATAATTCTGGAGTAATTTTCAACTTAAAAAATAATTTTGATTGGAAAGATAAAATGGAAGCTGAAAAAACTGATATGACAAAAGTTGATGAATTGTTAAAGGAAATAAAAGACAATGCTTCTAACGAGTAAACAAAAAGAATTTATTAATAACGGAAATCATCGTTTTAATATAAAAATTGGGGCGACACGTTCTGGAAAGACTTATCTTGATATTTTATATACAATAGCAAGTAGAATACGAGAAAGGGCTGGTAAACACGGCTTAAATGTTATTCTAGGAGTTACTAATTCAACAATAGAGCGAAATGTATTACAGCCTATGCGTGAAATTTATGGTGATGATTTAATAAGCACTATTAATTCACAAAATATAGCCAAGTTGTTTGGCGAAGATGTTTATTGTTTAGGTGCTGAAAAAGTAAGCCAAGTGTCTAAAATTCGTGGTGCTAGTATTAAGTATTGTTATTGTGATGAGTTGGCTGAATATAATCAAGAAGTATTTGAATTATTAAAATCAAGACTTGATAAACCTTATTCGGTAGTAGACGCAACACTTAACCCTGCAAGCGAAAATCATTGGTTAAAAACTGATTTTTTAGACACAATCGAAGAAAAAGACATAGATGCTTATGTTCAAACGTATACGATATTTGATAACGAGTTTTTGTCAAAAGAATTTGTTAATAATCTTTGCAAAGAATATGAAGGAACAGTTTATTATGACAGATATATTTTAGGAAAATGGTGTAATGCTGAAGGACTTATTTATAAGAAATTTGCAAATAATCCCGAACGATATGGTATGGATTATCAATGCGAATATAAACTTGTTAACGGTAAACAAAAATGGGTTGATAATTTGCCCCTTGGTGAAACTATAATTGGTATTGACTATGGAGGTACAAAATCAAGACAAGCATTTGTTTGTACTAGAATTGCTTATGATTATACTAAAGTAGTAACGATGGCAAGCACAAGAATAACTGATGAATTAGATAGTAAGCAATTATTGGAAAAACAAATGGAATTTATAGAATATTGCAGAAATAAATTTCACTGCAATATAGACTGTATTTACCCAGATAACGAGGAGAGCGTTCATATACGAAGTTTAGATAATGCTGTTCGCGAGCGAGGCTGGAATACTGTTGTTAGAGGTAGTCGAAAACACCCTGTGAATGACCGAATAGAAGCTCAAAATAAAATGTTGGCATTTGATATATGGAAATATCTTAATGGCGAATGCGATAGTCTTGTTAAAGCTATGAAAACAGCTATGTGGGATGATAACAAACTAGAAGATACTAGATTAGATGATTTTAGTACTGATATAGACTCGATGGATGCGTATGAATATTCTATAGAACGTGATATGAAAAGAATAATAGATGCAATTGATTATGAGGAGGTTATGTGATGTTAAAAACTTTGTTTAATTGGATTTTAAAAACATTATTTGGAGTAACTACTGAAACGAATAATGTTGAAATGACAATGAACGACAAATTTGCTCAAGAATATAGAGCAATTGATGAAATTAATTTTACGAGTATATTTGCAAATAAACTAGCAAATTTTACAGTAAGTGATAGTACGGCTAATATAGTAGGAAATAACAAACGAACTCAAATGCTTACTGATACTTTAAATTTAGTCATGACTAAAGGCAAAAAAATAGTTGGTATGCAGTTGGGGTATGGGGGTGTATGTATCGTACCATATATTGACAAGGGACAATTATTGTATACACTTGTCGAGCAAGACAGACTTACAATTGACCAAATAAGTGGCGATAAAATTACTGGTGCTACATTATTAGCAGAGCAAAAAACAATTACAAGTGGCTCTATAAGCAATACATATTTTAGATGGGTAAATTATAGAATTGAAAACAATGTAATTATAATGCGACAAAAATACACTGACCAGCAAGGAAGCGAAATTGATGTTAATTTAATTCCCGAATGGGCTACCATTAATCCAGAAGAAAGAATAATGAATGTTGATAGAGTTTTATTTGGTTATAGTAAATCACCTGTTAATAATAGAATCGGAAATGACAAATATGGGGTTCCTGTTACATTTGGATGCGAACATACAATTTCTGAAATAAAAGATTGTTTAAAACAAATTGCTCGTGAATTTGCATTAAAAGAAGCCTTTGTAGGCGTTGACGAGAGAATGTTCGGCAAAGATAGTCAAGGGCGTCCTAAATTACCTAGAAATGGTTTATTTAGAACATTTAAAAGTGACAGCGACACGGATTTTTTTCAAGAATTTAGTCCGGCAATAAGGGAAAGTTCTTATTATGCTAGATTAGAAGAGCTATATACAAGACTTGAAAAAGAAGTTGGTGTTAGTAAGGGCTTTTTGACTGATATGGACAGTTCAAATGCAACTGCTACTGAAATTAGAAGAGCTATGTATGATACTTTTACTTTAGTTAATGATATTCGTAAAAACTTTGAAAAAGGTATAGAAGATTTTATTTATGCTTGTAATGTGCTGGCAAATAGATATAATCTAAGCCCTTTAGGCGATTATGAATTGGCATTTAATTGGGATTATTCATTGTTAACTGACACTCAAGAGGAATTTAATCATTATATTCAAGGCGTTAGCCAGGGTGTTATTTCTAAGGCTGAGTTGAGGAATTGGATTATTCCAAATGAAACAATTGAGGAAAGCAAAAAAGCAATTGAAGAAATAGAAAATGAAACACCAAACATAGATGAATTGCTTAATAATAGTTCTCAAAGCGATGAAGATTTTGGTGGCAAGAAAGAGGTAAATGATGAAAAGAATAACAATAAATAGTGAAGATAGAAATTTAAATAGATCAAGTATCGTAGTTGGTTATCTAGAAGAAAACAGAGCAGAAAAAATAAAATTCGATATTCCAGAAGAATACAAAGATTTTAGTAAAAAAGCTTGTTTCAAATCCCAAGATAAAACATTTGTCAAAATCTTTGACGATGTTGTTAGCGATACTTTAACATTTACTAGTGACATTACTAAATACAGTGATTTAGATATGACAATTGTTTTTTTCAAGCAAGACAATGAAGATGAAATAATTGCTAAAACCTCAAAATTGCATATAAAAATAAAAGATGCTATTATATGTGACGATGACGTACAGCCAGATGAGCCCAAGGTTATCTTATTAGACCAATTAATAGAGACAGTTACTCAAAAAATAAATGAAGTCAATAACTTAGATGTTAAAGGCGAAAGAGTAAAATCTTTCTTTTTTTATTGATTTTTAAATAATTATATTATATAATTAAATAAAGAAAGGAGATAAAAGGATATGAAAAAAATAAAAACGATTAATATTGATGAAAAAATTTACAAAGAGTTTCAAATGTATGCAATTATGATTAATAAAAGTGTATCATCATTAATAGAACAATTTATGAGAGAAACACTTAAAGAAATTAAAAAAGAGAAATAAGAATAATGAATAAAGAAGAAATTTATAAAAGAATTATGGTATGTGAGAAGAAAGAAAGAGATTTTTTAGAAGCAGGAAATACTAGAACTGCTAATCGTTATCATAATGAAATTCAAAAATGGGAAAAATTATTAAATCAATTAAATCCTAAAATGGAAAAAGAATTAAATGAATACAGAAGAGGTTATTACAAGCAAAAAGAAGTTATTGATAAAGCAATAAACGAATTATCTATTTTAAAAAATATGATGTATAAACCAGAAACGAGAGAAGAAAATTTTGAAATTCAAAAAAAGCTATCTTCATTAATAAAAAGATTAAATAGTAAAGAGGTATCAGAATGAATGAACAAGATGTGTTAGGTGCATTTTTATTAGTTAATAATCCTATTGTATTGAGTGAAGAAGAAACAAAAGATGTTCAAAAAGCAATTAAAAAATTACAACAAGAAATGAAAAAGGTTACAATTCAACAAAAAAAATTTATATTATATTTAGAAAATAT